CCCCTTGGGCTTTAGCCCGTCCGTGCGGCCGCGCCCTAGCGCAGCCGTGCGGACACCAACGTCAACACACAAAACTGCGTCGGCCTCCTTACGTACCTTTGCCGCGTGCAGCGCTCGGTCCCACCGCCCCCACACCCCCACAAAACTACAAAAAGGCCGCGCAGCGCCTCCGTAGGAGGAACCGACAACGAAAGCGACGCGCCACAAAAACGTTGCAAAAAAACAAAAAAACAACCAACCATGAAAAACCAAATAAGGAAGGAAAATAAATGTCGTGGGAAGCTGCAGCTATTGCCGGGGGCAGCCAATTAATTGGCGGACTTCTAGGCAAAAGCAAAAAACCCGAATGGAACTTCAAAGAAAAGCGGCGCATGGAACAAGAGCGCTTCGGCTGGCTAGTCGAAGGCGCTCGGCGAGCTGGCTTTAATCCATTGACTGTCCTTCGGTCTACCGGCGGACAGCAGGGCGATTATTCAACAACTGAAAGTCCGTTAGGGTCGCGAGCTGCTGTTGGCGAAGCAATCAAAACATTTGGAGGAACCTATGCGCAGGACGCTATCCAACGCGCGACGGAAGATCGCGCTCAAGAGGACTGGAAGGAAAGGTGGGATTACCAGATTGAAAATCCCCTGCCGCCTTTGCGCCAAAATACGGGCGGCGCCGCGGATCAAAAAACGGGAACGTTTGATACGGCGCGCGATGATTACATCGGGAAAATAGCAAATCCCACAGGTGCGCGACCTGAAGAAATCCAAATCCCAGCTGACAATGAAAAATACGGCGGCCGCTACGTCCTCCGAATTGGTCAGGATCACTACATGATGCCCTACGGTTGGGTTCCCAGCGAAGCCGTTGAAACCAATCTAGGGTCTGGCATTGGTGAAATTCACGGCGTTCAATCGCTCATTAATTTGGGCGAAAAAGTCCGCGTTACTCGGCAAGGCCATATCTTGGCAATGCCGCAAACTCCAAAAACTCCGGTAAACACCGGACCAAATCGAACCGGCTATTGAGAAGGAAAGCCAATGCAAAACACTACATCCATGAAGCAACACTCTACGAGGGTTCGGCCTACGCAGGTCTGGCCTGAGAATTACCGGCGAGGTCCGGTAGCCCACGAAAAAACGCAGCGCACTGACGCTGTAAGCGTTGTGACGTCCAGTTTCGGCGGCAAACTTGTTCCGTTGAAAATGATCCCGCTGCTGCGTGAAGATGCCGTTCTCAATTCCCAGCTGCAGATCAATATTCAGATGGCAGAAACGGCGGAAATGCTGCTTAACCCCGTGAGGGTTAGTGCGATGGCCTACCTCGTACCTAAAAGCGCCTTTGAACGGTTTCCCGATATGGGAACAATCGAGCGCAGCTACAACGGCCAGCAGGAAATTGACGGGTCCGTGGTTCCTTGGTTCGAAAACTTCACCTATAACGAACCCCCCCCCGGCCAAACAACTGATCCGGGCGTCTATAAAACACTCGGATTACACGCTCCAAACCTAGCGGTCATTAATTCCGATTATGTGGAAGCCTACAACGCTGTGTGGAATTACATAGCGTTGCAACGGTCGTCTTCGTTGGCGGCGCGCAATCGTTTAGATACGACACTTGCTCCGGCGTTTTGGGAACATACCCAAATGAAACACGTGGTCCCCACGTTCGACGCTGCCATGGTAGAGGGCGGTATTCCGGTGTCCTTTGGTGCTACCGGCTTGTTACCGGTCGTTACCGATGGCGTAAACAATGATGCCGCAACCATCGGAAGTGCTACGAGTGACACTGCATCGCATGGCCTTAAAACCAACATCGGCGAAAACCCCCAAATCATCGAAATTGGGGCGGAAGGCGTTAACACTGTAAACCTCTTTGCGAAACTTGCAGAACAAGGTGTAGAGATTTCATTGGCCAACATTGAACAAGCGCGTGAAACCCAAGCGTGGGCCAAACTCCGCAACCAATATCAGGGCATGTCTGACGACTGGATGATCGACCAGCTGCTGTCCGGCGTTCGTCTATCGGATGAAACGTTGCAGCAACCCGTCCTATTGGATCATTCCGATACAATCGTCGGCATGTCTGAACGGTACGCTACAGACGGCGCCAACCTGTCAAAATCCGTCGCGGATGGCAGAACGTCCCTGCGGCTTAATCTCCGAGCACCAGCGCTCCAAACCGGTGGCGTTATCGTGATCTGCGGCCAAGTATTGCCGGAGATGATCTACGAACGCCAACGCGATTATTACATGAGGACAACGGATGTCTCGGACCTGCCTTTACGAACTGCGGACGAACTCGACCCCCAGCCGGTCGAAACGATCAAGAACGGTGAAGTCGACGAAAGTCACTCTTTACCGGATGACCTGTTTGGGTACGCTCCTCTTAATCACAAGTGGATGCGACGCGCCCCAAATGTGGGCGGTAAATATTACAGGCCAAGTCCATCAATCGCTTGGGACGAAAACCGAAACCGTATCTGGTCCACTGAAGTCGTTGATCCCACCCTTGGGCCAGACTTCTACATCTCCAACACCGTCTCCCATCAGGTCTTTGCGTCCCAGAATGAGGACCCCTTCGAATGGTGGGTAGCAGGAGATATTCAAATTAGTGGTCTGACTTACTTTGGAGAAACACTGCGTGAGGCACAGGGCGATTACGACGCTGTGCAGGCACAGGTTCCGACAGAACGCTTGAAAGGGGATGGAACAGACCCATGAGGACCAGCCCACAAGATTGGGTGCAATGGGATGAAAAAGAGGTGCTCCCTTTTGAAGGGGGCATCTCATTTCATCTTCGCACTGCCACGCCATGTCTCGTTACGAACGAATTTGGCCTCATCCTAGGTTATGACCTTGGGCAGCAAGAAATACTTGTCACCGGCAAAGGCGAAGTAAGGTTTCAATGTGAAACTGAAATCTGGCTGCGTCCGTCATCTAGGGTTCAGGAGCGTATTCAGGCGTCCACTGAGATATTTACCTCGTTGGATCGGCCGTCTCCGCTCACACCGGAAATGCAGGCGATACACCGAATGATGCGCCGCAATGAAATTGAGCGGGAACGCGACAGACAAGAAATGGAGAAACGTTTTGCTGATCGAACCAGAAATGACGATAGACCAGAACCTAGAAAGGCTTTGGAAAAAACATCCGCCAATGAAAAGGAAAAGGTTCGGGACGACGCTGCCGGAGGCGGTGTCGATCCTGAAAACAAAGAACCTGACACCGGCAAGGATGCTTCGGCCTCTGGAGTATCTGAGCGAAAGCCAGCTGGAGACAAAAGCGGCGATGAAAATCGTTAAAGACGCAGCTCTTGAAGGCATACCCTTGGTCGCCGACGTGGAGCAACAAAGGTGGAGCTTAAGCAACATCTTGGTTCGTCATTATGATTTTGGGAAAAACCTTTCCCTTAATGAAATCCGCGTCATTCAGCAGCTTTGCAAAGTTGCTGCTGCGAAGGTTGATTGTGAATTACATTTCACACTGGAAACCCTCCGGTTTGCTGTTTCAGAAAAACCGGTAGCAGAAACAAACCAAAGAGGTTGGCGACATAGCCAAACCGAAATAGACGCCGCGATTAAAAAATACGTCCAAGCGTGCCAACCGCATGCTTCGCAACGCCAAGAAAACCAAGATATTCTTGGTGAATGGCGGTATCTGAAATGGCCTATTAACTGCAATTGCAATTAATGCCATACGCCTGCCCACCTCTCCCCCAAGACGGTGGGCAGGCGCTCCCCCCTTGACCTCTGTAGCGTAACTGACACCACGCCCTATCTAGGTCTACCATAAGTAGAACCATTAGATCTGATGGAACAACCTTAAAGTGTGTAACAGACCAGTGCTGATCGAAACCAAATTCCAAGGCGAAACCAAAGCGGCCAGCTGCCGCAAGTGCAACGAATGTATTGCCGCGCGTAAACGCCATTGGATCGGTCGCATGCTGGCGGAAGAACAGACATGTCACTCGGTCCACTTTCTGACGCTTACCTATGCTGGCGGGTATGACAACGTTGAGGCCTACTGGATCAATTATTCCCACGTCCAGCTCTTCTTTAAACGTCTCCGCAAAGCGGGCCACAAATTCAAATACGTGGCAGTCGGTGAACACGGAACCCAAGCGGAAAGAGCGCATTTTCATATACTGATGTTCTGGCAATCAGCACCTCCTGAAATGACGCTTGATGCTAATTGGACGTGGGACGCTTGGCCTCATGGCCACGTTAACGTTCAAATTCCTAGGTCAAAACAAGGGTGCGCTGTCTATATTATGGATTATCTGAACAAGGATAATCTCAAGCGTGCCGTTATGAAATATTCGAAGAACCCCATGCTTGGGCAAGAATACCTTTTGAAATACGCTCAAGATCACGTGTCTAACGGTCTGAGCCTCTTTGCAGATAGTGATCGCTTTACGATCCCCGACAACCCGTCGCAATCTGGCAAACCGTTTTACTATCCGGTTGGCAGGGAAACAGCGCTCTATTCAAAGATGATAGACGTCTACCTCCTGAAATGGGCTATTGAACGCCCTGAACAACCCCTACCCCTGAACGACGAATTATCGGAGTATCTAGGGGACCTTTGCCAAGACACAAGCGAGCTGCCCCTTCAGCTGCAGCAATTCATTTCTCGTCATTATGGGTATGAGCCTGTCGAAACCATTAGCTATGACGTTGAAACAACGTATGCCGTCGGCAACGTAAACCTTATTCACCGTGGCAACTGCATTGTTGCTCAAGTTTACAATGAAAAGGAAATCATATGGCAAAGCGTCCTAGACGAAAAAAGGGTAGAACTTCCAGAGCGGGGACAACTGTCTCCCGCACAACTTCGTCAACTCTACGAACAAGTCGTAGCAATCTTGCCCCAAAGGTGTCGGTCTCGGTTGATCTACGTAGACCCGCCATCAAGCCAAGGTCCCTGACGTGGAACGCGATGTATCCAGATCGGCGTCCTGTCGCTCCAATTGTAAGTCCAGTCTACCCTAGGCGACCTTTTGAACCGGTCCCTAAATATGTTCCGAAAGCCGGTGGTCTAGTCACGCAATCGCTCGGATTGGTCCGGCCAGTGACCAAACAACGGCGCGATCTGCAGAAAGAACGGACTGAACCGTTTAAGCAATCTCCCAAGGTGCGAAAGTCACCGGAGCAGCTCGCGGCCTTTAACGCGACTAGGCGCAAAAAGCGCAATTCTCCGGGGTTCTCTTTTGATGCTGATTGCGTCCAGCGTCCAGATAGTGGAGCTGCAGCTGGTGCGCGTTGGAACCCTACGCGGAAACAAGCGCGCGACCAGAAAACCCGCGACAAAAAGCAACCCCATGCCCGAAAGTGGTGTTAGTTACGCAACCTTCCCCACTGGTTTTTCCCCCTCTTATCCCCAGCATTCTTTGCCAGACACTTGGCCCGGTAAGCCCGAGTAATCGTGTCCCCGCTAGGGGCGCGAGGGCTTTGCCGCTTTACTCTGGTGAACGCTAGTGAACCGGACAGGCACGACCGAAAATCAAAAGGCGGGACAAAAAAATCTAGGATTTTTTTCCCGAACCCTCCCTTGCTCGGTCCTCGTCAAAAATACTGGAACCCCTTGGGCTTTAGCCCGTCCGTGCGGCCGCGCCCTAGCGCAGCCGTGCGGACACCAACGTCAACACACAAAACT